AACTTCTTCTTTATCTTCTTCTTCAGTTACAGTTTCTTCTGTTACTTCTTCTGCAGCTTCTTCTACTGTTTCAGTTTCTTCTACTACTTCGTTTTCTTCAACCTTTTCTTCTTCCTCTTCACCTTCTTCAATTTCTTGTTGAAGTTTTTGAGATAGAATAGATTGTAAACGAGGTGTAAAAGCTTCTTCTAAAGCTATCTTTGCATTTGCAATTGCCGTTTCTCTAACTGCTTTTGCATCAGCGATAGCTTCTTTCAATAAATTTGAATTTGCCATTTGTTTTTAAACCTTTCGTTTTGTTTTCGTGAAAATATTAAGGGATTTTCAATAAGAATTAATTATCGGTTTGGTCACCCATCATAAGAATTGTGGGTATTCATAAACCATAAAATGTGAACCCACATTGAGTGAGTTATTGTATATAAATATAGAATATATATTTTAAACGTTCTTTTTTGTAGAATTGTTTTTATCTGTTGGTTTTTGATTCTTTGGTTTTTTCTTCTTTTTAGTATAAAACCTTATTGAAGTATCACCATCATCTATTTTACCAAGTATAGTTTCTTTCTGTTGTTCTCTAATAGCTTGTTGTTTGGCTTTTCTACGAACTGTTGTGGGTTTTGTGTAGTATCTTCTTTCTCTAAGTTCTAAAAGATGACCTGAATCCATGGTTCTTCTTTTTAACTTTTTAAGTGCTCTGTTGATATCTCCTTTGATTACCTTAACAGAAACAATTGATTTCTTTTTACTCATTCTCCTAATTTTAGTGTAACGTTATTTTATATAAGTATATACGTTTGAAGTTTTAAGAACCTGAACCTGTTCCTGATTTTCTTCCTTTGGTATGTGTAGAAACATTGATAGGTTTCTTACCCTGTCCTGCAGATGATTTACCACCTCTATTAGATTTATTTTGTGCTGCTCTTTTTCTACGAGTTGCAGATTCTTTTTCTTTTTTACTCATAGATGCGGCTTTCTTGGCAGGAACACATTTAGCATATCCTTTCTTTTTACCACTTGTACCACATGGGGGATGTTTACCACTTTTATCTTTCTTACCGATATTAACCCACTTGGATTTAAACCAGTTTCTCAAATCTTCATTTGTGGTTTCTTCAAATATCTCGTCTATGATATCTTGTAATCTCATTATTTACCTAATTGGAATAATTTTTCTTCTGCAGCTGCATTAGTTCTGTAATCGTAATGTTTTGGATTTACTCCAAAATCTTTTAGGGATTTTTCTAACCAAATTCTATACTGTCTTTTACCATACTTTTTTTCCATGGTATCAAGTACATCGTAAAATAGTTTTTCGTGTTTAACTTTTTTTACTAAATCTTTGATTTGTTTTTTATCTTCTACTACTGGATTATATCCTTGTGGTACTTCTTCGTTTACTGATTCATTAAATGATGTTTTCTTAAATTCGTCTTGTACTTTTTTATTATTTTTATTTCTTTTTATAAATTCATAAAAAACCAATCCTCCATCTTTCTTACCCAAATAATTTATAACTTCATCATGTAATTGTTTTAATGAATATCCTTTTCTATCATACTTATTTTGCATGATTTTCATTAAATTCTTAATAGCACCAACTTCGTTTACTGATTCAAAAAATACAGTTCTACCATATCCATCAATAATTTGTACTCCATTTCTATGTTTTTTCTTAAATTGGTGATATACTTTTATTGCCTTATCAACACTATCTCCAACATCTTTAGCATGAGAAATATGTTTACTCATGTTTCCCTTCTGAACTACAACAGTATATGGCCCACCTTTTTCTTTTTTCTTTATAATTTTTTTGATTTCTGAATCTGATACTTCGTTTACTGATTCACCAATCAAAGAATCTATATCATTATGTACATCTTTCCACTTAGTAAATTTTTTATTACGAAGTGTACTATAAAGAGCTATTGAATATTTTTGTGAAGAGTTGTGGATAATTCTTTTTACATAATCAACTGCACCAACATTAGGTTTTCCTTTTTGAATTGAATCAACTGCTGATTTTAATGCTTTGTAATTATTAAATGCTTTTTGTTTATTTCTATCTGAAACAACTTGAGTAATGTAATCTTTTGCCTTCTTCTCATCACCCTTAAATAAATCTAAAACTTGTTGAGCACCTTTATCGTTTTTCTGAAGTGCTCTTTCAAAGTTACCAATTTGAGTTTTAGCCAAACCTTGAGAATTAAAGTAATCTCTCTTATCAAAAGCATTATATACTTTATCGAAAGTTCTATCGTTAGATTTAAAGGGTTTTGATATTGTTGGTTTCATACTTACTCCTTAACACTTTTTCCAACCACCACCAGCTGCTTTATATTTTTTAGCTGCCCATCCATTAGCGTATGCTGATGGATAAACATCGAATTTCTTTTTTGCTTGTGATTTATATGAACTCCACTTACTTGAATCAGTAGGACAATTTTTTTCCATTAAAGTTTCAACCTTTTGACCAAACTCATAAAGTTTCATTTCTTGTTCATTTAAATCAGATACTTCTTTTAAAGTAGTTACTATGTTACCACTTTCTGTTCTTTTAGAAACCATTACTGGTTGTTCTACGATTGTTTCTTCGTTTACTGAATCACCACAACCACAACCACAATCTTCTTTAGTTTCTTTAGTTATTTCACTAATTCTTGGATTTATTTTTTGGATTGATTTTATTGCATTTTCTACCTCTTTTTTAGAATTGGAACGCAAACCAGAAACCAAACCAAGTTTGTCATAATACAAACCATATGGATAGTAATCATCACCAAGTTTTTTTACAGTAAACTTTTTTGCTTCGTTAATACCTAATCTGTTTTTCATTTCATCTTCAGTAATTTCACCAAACTTATAGTATCTTGAAAGGATGTGTCCCATATCTTCATACAATCCACCCATTCTTTGGTCAAGTGCACGAGCCTCAAGAGCAACTTTATCGAATTGTTTACCCAACTTATCCAATTCACTCATGTTTCTTTTAACTGTGTGTTTATCGAACCAATCTCCTGCTTCTTTGATAGCAAGTGTTCTAGCAGCCTCAGTAATTCCACCAAGTGTTTCTGCTACTTGAGTAATATCTGATTTTCTATCCATTGATTCTTGATACTTGTTGTAAGTTGAAACAATTTCAAGAAAATGTTTTTTAACCTCATTAGATAGAGGTCTTTCTTCGTTTTCTTTTAATAGTTGGGTTAGTTTCATTGTTCTCTCCTTAAATTATTTTACTATCCAATATCCATCACCACCTATTGTCATACCTGGTTTGAATACACTTTGTTTTGTTATTTTGTAAACTAAATTTACTTTACCTGATTTTTTAAGTATAGTTGGTATTAGAGTTTTTAATTCTTTACCACTTATCATATGCTCTTTACTCTTACCATCACTTTTAGCATTAACTTTTAATCCCTGTACTGGTGATTTAAAATTTAATTTATAAGTGTTATAACCAGGATATCCCAATCCATCAAAATTCTTTACTTTGTCCATTAAAAATCGACTAAGTACTTGAATATCATATGGTTTACCTCTAAGAGCATCTTTCAATTCTCTAGCAGTTATTTCCTCGTTTAATAGTTGGGTTAATTTAATCATGATTTTCTCTTCAATAATTTGTGTACATCTTTAATTCGTTCAATAGCATTTTCTAAATGGTCCATTGCTTCAAGAACACCATCTTCTTCAAGAGATTCTATAGCTTCTGAAAAATCAATTTTAATAACACTTGCAAGATTTTTTATTGTTCTTTCTTCTTTTTTGAATTTACCTTCATTCAAAGGTATTAAGTTTACTAATTTCATATTGCTCCTTAAAATAATTTTTTTAGTTGACTATCTTTATAAGTATCTGCATAATACCACTTTCTATCTTTCATATTGTATAAATATACAAATTCTGCTCCACCCTTCATATCTGCACTCTTGATATATTTTCCTATATCTTTAAAGTTACCTTTCATTGGTTGTGATTTTTCATTGTAATATTCAACATCTTTATCTGCGAATATTCCTCTTGCACCACCCTTTTTAATTAGGTTTAAAACATCCTTTTCATTCTTCATATGTTTTTTAAGACCAGGTTTCATATTTGATGGATAACCATCGAAGTGAACATATGCTGATGCAATCTTTCCACTTCTATCTATAATACCAACTTGTGAACGAGTTCCTTCGTTGATTACATCTTCTTTTAAAAGTTCAGTCAATTTAATCATAATTATTTTGTCTCCTTCTTATGAGTGTGCAAATCAAGTTTACCATCTTCGGTTAACTTAACTGCATAATTTGTTTTTCTAATATCGTTATGTCCACCTTTGAATGGAGTATCTCCAACTTCTCTGGTAACTTTACCTAACTTAAATTTATTTTTGGACATAAAGTCCTGTACATTAAATGCCATAATTTAACTTATTTCTGTTATAATTTCTCTCATTAAATCTTGTGATTTACACCATTCGTTACAAACTTCTGTTTGTGATTGAAGTTGTTTGTTCACAGATTCATTTACTGGTACCATGAATGCACCATGAGTAGATGGGTTGGATACAAAATCCCAACCAATCAATTCAAAATCTTCACCTACTTGAACTTTACCACCAGTCAAAGGTTCTACTGAACCCATACCTCTTGATGATATACCTAATAGAATACCTGCTTGTAGAAGTTCTTTTAAGATGTTACCACTTGGAGTTGGTAGAATCTCAACTGTTCCTACTAAATCATCACCATCCCAATGAATTTCTCTTACATTGTGAGATACATTCTTTAAGTTGATTACAGAAGAATCGGGATGGTCTAATTCACCCAATGCTCTTCTTTCTTGAATAAGTGTTTCGTATTTTTTTGCCTCTCTCATAAGGATAGGTTTAGGATATACTCTACCATTCTGATTTTCTGCACCAGCTCTTTGTAGAATACCCTTAACGATAGTTCTTCCACTATCATCTTCGTTTACCTTACCCTCGAATAATCTTGTTTCTATTAGTAATTTATTCATTATGCTCCCCAAGTTTTTCTTTTCTTAAATAAATCAAAAAAGATTGCAGATACCTCTTGTCTGATGATTTTTCTTATTAAATCTTTATCAGACTCATTAAGTTCTTCGTTAATCTTTCCTTTTTTGAAGTTAACGATTTCCTCATTGATTATAGCATACAATTCTCTTTTAGTCATCTTATTTTATTTTACCTCTCTTTGCATCTCTCTTTAATTCTTCAAGAGCATTGATTTGGTCTTGTATTGCCTGTTCCAAACTTACATTTCTGTATTTAGCTTGTTTTCTAACAGCCAACATTGCAATTCTTTTTTCTTCAGTAGAAGGTCCTTCGTTGATTGATTCATATAATCCGATATTAATTGAACCTTTTTTGAAATCAACTAATTCAGCACCAATAGATTTTCCAATTTTTTCCCAAGCCTTTTTATCACTCATATAAGATGATAATCTTACTTCATATCCTTTACCTTTTTTAGAAATCTTTTTAATTGCCTTACCAGATATACCCATATTATCTAAAGCCAGTTCAAAATCATATTTGAAATCACTTGATTTACCTTTGTACTTTTCTTCCAATTCAGTTTCATCTCCTCTACCAAATCTTTCTACTTTATATTCCTTATCACCTACTTTGAAGTTAGAATCACCATCCTTTTTTGCCTTAGCAACAGCAGCTCCAAAAGCATTACCTTCAGATTTTGTTCCTCTACCCTTCCAAGTTTTTTCAATCTTGTTAAAAAATGCCTTCTTTTCTTCATCAGACATTGAAGGAATAGATTTACCAGCCTTTTCTAAAGCTTTTTTGAAAAACTTTTGGTATTCAGATTCTTCTTTCAAAGTTTCTCTCACAATATTTTTTAATTGTTCTTTGGTAATTTTCATTTTTCAATCTCCTGTATCGTTTTAGCGATATTAATTAGTTTCTCTTTTATACTATAAATATGTTTATTTGTTCTTTTCCAATACTGATTAGAATCTAACTCATTCATAGTTTTTATTTTATTATACCAATTAAAGAACTTTTCAGTTTCTCTTAACTGATATTTTAATTCTTTTAAACCCATTGCCATCTTCTTATGAGCATGCATTGTTTCATCGTTTTTTAATTCTAACCAACGATTAACAGGTCTTTTTACTTTAGATTCGTTTACTGATTCTAATTTAAAAGCTTTGAACTTTTTATAAAAGGTTCTACTCCCTTTAGTTATTTCTATTCTATTTTCACCATCTTGATTTACTACACTAAATAGGTATTCATCACCACTTCTTTTTTTATCGTTGTTTACACCCATAAAATGAAGTTCTTCTTCATCTTTTAATGTTTTTGCGAAACGATTGAAATCACTTCTAATTTTATTTTTATCAAATTTTGAATATTTAGCAACTTTCTTTCCACTAAATTCATCATTTGCACCATATTTTTCAAGATAATATGAGCGGGATATTGCTTCGTTTACTGATTCTTTAATACTCTTAAGATATTTAAGTTCTTCTTTAGCACCTTTATGTTTAGCATATCTTTCTAAACCAAATGATAACATTATACCAATTGATATATGAAGTCTTGAGTTTTTTGCTTTTGGATATTTTCTACCATAAGGAGATGAGTTGAACCAATCTAACATAGCTTGTGCCATTTCCTTAGATACTTTGATTCCCTCTACATCTTTAGTATTACCTTTAATAACTTGTTCTAATCCTTTTTTAGCAGATATTTCGTTTACTGAGTTGGAGTATTTCTTAGCACCAGATAATGATGGATGTGAACCAATGTGTTTAACCACTTTACCTTTTTTATCTACAATTTGCATAGAGAACTTATCTTGTGTTCCTCTCATACCTTTTGTATCTCTATCGATTACTTGAAAGATATTACCACTTTTTAATTTCTTTTCAAAGTGTACTTTACCTTCGTTTACTGATTCATCTCTTCTTTCTCGTTCTACGTTTCTTAAAGCTATTCTAGCTTCCTTATCAGATAATTTATCAATCATCTGTATCATTATTTTTTGGTCTTTTTTATCATTACCAACACCACCAAATTCCAATGCGTTCGCAAGAGTAACCCTATCATCACCATTTCCGAAACGAGCCATATGTTTCAAATCATTTTTAGCTCTACCTTCGTTTACTGATTCATCCATTTTGTTATTCTTTTGAACGTGCTGATAAATCTTTTTTGCAAATGCTGGGGAAGTAATTTTAGCTATTTGAGTAATAGTTTCTCTTTTGTTAGGTCTTACTGATGTTGAACTTGCATGACCTTTCATATCAGGAAACTTACCATCGAGTGAATATCCATAATCACGAATATCAGTTAGGTTGGAATCTTTATCAAAAATAAATCCATATGCACTTATTCTTGAATTGTAAGTTTTTCTTACGGTAAGTTCGTATCCATTGTTACCTTGTTTATCAGAACCGATAACCATTCCAAAGGATTCACCTGTTTTGTTGTTTCTACCTTTGATTGCCTCAGAGATATTATCAACATCACCATCTACTACACTATAACCAAGTGAAGTTGCTATTTTTTTCTTTTTCTTCTTATCAGATTTACCCTTATCAGAAAAAGCATTAGGAGTGTTGTATCCAGCAACATCTCCAGTAGTAGTAGCCTCTTCTAACTCTTGCTCTACTTCATTTAATATTTCGTCTAATATTTCTTTAAGATTTTGTTCCATTGACATTATGTATCTCCTTAATCAGTTCATAAGACATCATCAAAGATGAAACCTGGCCATCGGTAATCTTTTTACCAATTTTTTGTTTTTTCAAAACATTAATAGTTTCTCTCAACTTGATTTTTGTAATCTTATCTTTCATACCTTTATACAATGAATGTAATTCGGTAATCGTTTTGATTAATTCAGATTCATAATACTCGTTGAACTTTGAAGTATTTGTTACATTATTAATATATTCTCTTAACAAACCTTTTTGTGATTGATTTAAAGTAGTATATTTTTTGTTAAAAGTTTCAACAAGAATTTTGTACGTTAATAATCTCAGGTCTTTTTCTTGTTTTCTATACTCTTCTACTAACTTATCTTGTTTTTGTTTTGTAGATGTTTGGGAATTGTTTGATGAAATATGTTCAACAAGAGTAAGTTTTGAATTAAATACATCCTTTATATCAAGGATATCAGCTTTTTTACCTTCAAATAACTTGTGTATTGAAGCTAAAATTTTATAATTAGTAACAGGAGAAGATAAAAAGTTATCTATCTCAAAGTTTTCTTTAATTGATTTAATAAGGTTATATTTTTCTCTTTGAATTTTCTTATAATCAATTTTTGTATGAGCCTCTAATATAGCATCTATGAATTTTTCTGCTTTAGATTCTGTATTATATTTTTCATTTATCAATAGGTTGAATAATCTAAGTTCTTTTGATAACTCAGTTCCTCTTCCGTAGAATTCTTTAATAATCCCTTTTGCTTTTTCTTGACTACCATTAAGTATTTCAACAGTAATTTGTCTTGTCAAAAGCTCGAAAAGGAAACCAGTATTCTTAAATTTTGAATGTTTTATTTTTTTCATCTTTTTTAATTCCTATTATGATATAGTAAAAATTCCCATATATAAATATAAAAATCTAAAGTTAAAGGAAATTTTTACTCTTCGAGTATGTTATCTTCATCCAACATACCTTTTATTTCATGTAAATACTTTCGTTTTGATGCTATACCTGAAATCATTTTTATAGCCTTCTCTTCGGAAGTTCTACTTCTTTCTTTTTTTCTTTCTTTATCACCAAGTGGGTCTCTACCAAGTGGATGTTTATCTTTTCCATAAGTTCCACCCTCTCTTGGTCTACCACCTTTATCTTTTATTTCTTGTTTTAGTTTTTCAATTGATTCCTCAATATCATCTGGTTCGTCATCTTCTTGTGCAGGGTCATTACCTTCATCTTCAATAGAACGGAATCTGAATCTATCTTTTAAATCATCTAACATTGCAACTCTTTGTTCATCTTGTTCACCACCACTTAGTTTAAAGATATTAGCATATACCCAATCTTTGGATAACATATTCAGGCCTTGAATATCTTGAGCTAATCTAATTTTTTCACTCCACAAGTTTACTTTTTCTTGTTCGTAAATTGTAGATGGATTTACTAATCCCAATTCAAAGTTAGTCATTTCTGAATCAGTAATTCCTTGTGAGTATAAATGAACAATTGCAATTTTAGTTAATTCAGATACTACGGTTCTTTGGATTCTTTCAATTGTTCTCGCGAATCGAACATCTTCAGCTGCTAATGTTGCTTTACCATTTACGTTTTCTTCATATCCTAAGTAAGCTCTTGGAATCTTTAGTGCTGCGAATAATTTGTTTTTTAGATAATCGATATCTTCGATAGTTGCATATTCCAATCCTTGAAGATTATCTATTGATGTACCACTATCTCCACCTCTAACTGGTAAGTAAAAATCTTCAGTTAGATTTTGCATATTATACTTTAAGTTGTAATCACCAGTATTTCTATCGATGAAAGGAACTTTCTTCATCTTGTTGATGATTCTTTGCATATAGTTATCCACTTCTGTTGGTGGGATATTACCAATATCAATTTTGAAAACTCTTTTTTCTGGTGCTCTCATGATTCTGTGAATCAACATAGCATCTTCCATTAGAGATAATTGTTTCCACAATCTTCTTCCATTCTCAATCATAGATTTACCATATGGTAACCAGTTTGTATCTGCTAATAATCTAAAGTGAGCAACTTCAAAGTTTTCATATTCTTCTTTTCCATTCGGGTCTTCCGTAATTTTAAACTTTACTGAATTTGGATTTGATGGGTCAGTTCTTTCTAATCTTTCTGTGTTGTAAACTGAATGAGGTGTTACATTAACAATACCTTTACCTTCAGCTATTTCCATACCTAAGAAGAAATCTCCATACTTACACATATTTCTTACCCATGGCCATAAGTTGAATTCAACATTAAGGATATCATAGAATAAGTTATTTAAAATTCCTTGTACTCTTTCATTATCTGAGTGAATCATAAGAGTATCACCAAATTCATTCTTTAGTGTTGATTCATCTGCGTATATATCAAGAGCTGATGCAAGTATTGGGTCGTTATCCATCGCATCGTAATCTCTAAAAACTTCTCTACGAACTTGTTGGTATGCCATTGATTGAGCACCACCTGCTTGTTCATAGAAACTTTTTTGTAGTTTCGTGTATCTATCTCTTAGAGAAGATAAGTTTGTTTGTTGTCTTTCATCGGTATCAACTACTTTTCTTTTACCATCTTTATCGATGGTAACAACAGCCTGAGCTCTAAAGAGTTTCGTTAATCTACCAAAAAATGAAGTATCTGCCATTTTGTTCCTAATTTAATTTATAACCTTTTAATTTTAATTTTACCACTTTCTACATGACCAGTATCTAGCTTTGTGTCTTGGTCCAGGTGAATCACAATTGTGTCTTGCTCTAAAGTTTTTTCTTGCCTGAGGATTTGATTTTCTAATTTTCATAGTTTTTTCATTTCCCTTACCCTTATGACCAAAGTTTACCTTTACTACATTACCTTGGGGATTTTTAACATATACTTTGAATTTTTTAACATCACCTTGCATTGGTTTACCAAGTTTTACTGTTCTTCCTTGATACTCTGCTTCGTTGATATCAGATTTATAAGATTCCATGAATTCTTTAAACTCCTTGATATCTTGATAATTTTCTACGAAATACTCATTACAATAAGATTCGTTTTCATTTTCATTAAGTAATTTTTTCATTGAAATCATAATATTTTCTCCTTATAGTATAAATATAGATTTATTTAATTAACCAAGTTAAATCCTCAGTTTGGTCACCGACTCTCATTTTCCATGGGTCATCTTCTAATGAAGTATTTCCCCCAAATCCCATTCCTGCAATATCCAATGAATGTGCTCCAATACCACCCAATGCTTGTTTTGTTAAATCTATACCTTCTTGTCTTAATCTAAGTGCAGTATCTCTAACCCATAATCCAATAGATAATGACATTGTTAAATCATCATTATAACCTCTCATAGCTTCAGCTCTATTTCCAGTCCATATAAAAGTAAACAATTCATCAATAGTTCTTGATGAACGAATAGTTACTGATTTTTCTCTAATATATTGTTCCAACTTTGATATAATCAAAGGTCTTGTTTTGGAAGTTGTACTAAATCCTGCTGTTAATCCTCTATCTTGTGCTCTATATTTGTTTGTTAATTGATTTTCAGTATCTACATACTTTAAATCTTTACTCATATAAAAAGTATTTTGATAACCCCTATCAATTATTTGTTGTAAAACTGCCCAACCAATATTTGCGTTTTCAACTACAAGTAGAGCTTGATTATAATCAGTTGAAAGTGATACTAAAAAGTTTCCAAAATCTTTTGTATCTAATTTACCTTTATACTCTGCTACTTGTGATGCGTTTTCAATATCAATAACATGACAAGCTGAATAATCGGTTGAATCTCCACGAGCAACATCCGCTACCACCATATAAGATTTATTATAGTTTGGATATTCCCACTTCCATAAGTTTCCATCGAATCCTGTTTTTTCCATTGGTTCTTGTACATATGATTCTTTATAGAATTGTAAAAGTTGTGGGTCAATAACAGTATCACCAGAAGAAACAAAATCACAATCACATTCTTGTGCCGCTCCTTTTGGTCCTAATAAAACTTCTTGTTCATCTCTCCAACTTTGATTTCTTTCAGGATGTACACTCCAATGTAATCTGATTGTATTAAATGTATTTGTTTCTTCTTCAGCACCTACCCAAGTTTTGTGAAAGAAGTTTCCTACACCATTTGGTGTTGAAAGAATAATAGCATTACCACCAGTCGATAGTGTTGATTGTGATGATATCCATATATCTTCAATCTTATCAATAAATGCCGCCTCATCAAATACCAAAAGGGATAATGCTTCAGAACGACCAGCATCACCAGCTGCTGATGTTGCTTTTATCTGAGAACCATTCGAGTATCTTAAGGATAGTTTGTTATCCTCTACTGTTGTTTGTTTTAACCAAGATGGTAAATATTGATTCATTACACGAACCTTCGTTACAAGGTTCTTGGCAACTTCTTGTTTAGTTGCAATTACCAATACATTGAAATCTTGATTGAATAACATTTTCCAAAGTGAAAATCCCGCAGTTAAGGTTGAGATACCTGTTTGTCGAGATTTAAGGATGATGTTGTATCTATGTTCTGCGAATTGGTCTAAAGTTCTTTCTTGAAATGGATATAAGTGAAAAGGAATCTTACCCCTAACAGGATGTTGTATCATACAATACTTCTTCATGAAGTATATTGGGTCTTGAGCACATTTCTGATACTCAAGTTTTATAATTTCCTTTAGACTTTGTTTAGCCATTTTATTTTTTTCCTATTTTCCAATATAGTGATGTTCCAACGAATGGTTTGTATTGTCCTGCCTGATTTGATAAACCTATATTCAATCCATAGATGCTCATCTTCTTAGTTTTTAACAATCCATTAACACTTAAGTTACCAAATCCATTTGTTTGGTCAACTCCTACTCCGAAACCATAATAAAATTCGTTTTTCGGTAACTCTTTTACAATTGTAGTATTGTAAACAGTTGGAATCTTGAAGAACCAATCAATTTCTCTTGATTCAACTCTATTCTGTGAAATAACATCGGTAAGGATACCAAATCCTAAATCTCCACTTGGTTTGTTACCTAATGAATCAGTAACTACATCTGGAAAATCATATGCAAGATTCAATGTATCTTTAACTGTTACCTTTGAGAAGTAATCTTTAATAATAGCAAGTGAATCTACATCTACTGGTATCTCAACTTCCTTAATTACTTCTTTTGTAATGTATTTAGGTACATATTTTGTTACCTTTACTTCTTTTTCTACAAATACAGTATCTATTTCTTTTTTGATTAACTCAAAATCCTCACCATCTACATTAATAATTTCTTTATCACTATAATCAGTTCCACATCCTCTCATTAAGAAGATAACTCCTACTAATAGTAGGATTAATAATTCTTTCCACCTTTTAACAAGTAGATTAAATATAATGTTCATAATTTTTTTCCTTTAATTTCTCAAAAGCTTCTTGTCTTTTTTGTTCTACTACTTTTAACTCTTCTTCACCACTATCAATTAACTTTTGAATATCTAATTTTACCTCTTCAATTGGTTTTGGTAACTTCCATGATTCAGTTACCTTACCATCTGAACCTATCATTTCATATTCTTCCTTTAATTCATCAAGTGATTGTTTATATGCTTCAATTTTTGTTTTTCCAAACACAATCATTCTTGTAGCTATCTTATAATCCTCATATGGAATCCATAAACCAGCCATTTTTATTTCATGTTCCCTATCAATAGTACAGTTTATACAAAATCCACCCTTTTGGATAAATTTTTTATCCTTTTCTGATATTTTTTGTGTTTTACACTCAGAATTGTTACATTTAGATTTTTCTTTAAGATAATTTCTAATTTCTTGTAAGGCTTCTGAATTTTTACCTGTTTTTAAAATATAACCATCTTTTTTCTCGTACTTATTATGCTCATCTTCCCAAACATCACCAACTTTACGATTTTTTTCTACTTTATCGTATCCGATGGTAGTGTTTTTATCATATACACCAGTTTGTACCATATCTACCAACTTTCTACGAGTTGGATGCATATATTTCTTTTTGAATTCTTTACCCATTGTTATATATTAGGTTATAATTTATATATAAATATATCAAATTAAGGAAACCGTAATTTTTAGAAGAAAATACCAAGTATTTGGTTTACGGATGCGAATGTACCAGTAAGTTTAAAAGTATTTCCTTTATATAAAAACACAATACCTTCATTTGGTACAATTTTTTTAGCCCCACCAATAGAATTTAACCTTCCAAGTTCTAATTTAAGTTTTTCTATCTTTTTTGGGTCACCTGATTTCTTAACATCTTTAACTGTCTTATCAATTCGTTTTTTCATATCACGAACTGCTGCATCAGGATTAACTGTAAGTGCCGATGAGGTAAATTCTAACACTTCTGCACCTAAACCTAAGAATATCTGTTCAAACTTCATTAAGTTCTTTTTACTAATCTTCTTTTGGTCATCTTTATCTGTTTTCTTAGCCCATTCTAATGTTTTTTCATCAGTAATGTTCTTTTTATCTAATCTAAATCCCTTATCCATAAACGCCCATCTCTTAACTAACCCCATTTTGGTTTTATTATCGAGGGATGATGGAGAATTCTTATCTACCCATTGTTCCCACCATGATTGATGGTAGTTCGCAACACCATCAGTATCCTTTAAACCAAATTCTTTTTGTAATTTAGATATCTGTGATGAGTATTTACTACGTTTTTTAGATAAATCTTGTGATTTTGGTAATTTTACGATAGGAGGTCCTTGAATAGTGTAATTATCTTGTACATCTTTATTGACTTGTTTAATCATACCAGCTAATATTCTAGCTGCTTCACCATTTTCACCTATTGCAACACCTTCTTCATTGAATTCCATAGTACCATGGAACACAAGTAGTGCCTGTCCGTAAGGAATCACATTAACTGATGTTGGATATATCACCTCAAGGTTCATAAAACAAGCACCTTGTTTAAAAATCTTGTCTCTTTGTTTATCGTTAAGTGATTTGATAGCATTTGAAAGGTCTTTCATTGCATAATTGTAAGCATCACTCAACCCACCTCTACCTTGGAACTTATCCGATACACCTTTGATATCTAAAGCGTTCTCACCTTTGTTTTTAAGGTGTCCTTTGTTCCTAGCTGCTACTAATCTTCCATCTCTCCATGAAATAGCAAGTGCTTGACCATCTGTTTTCTCTCTCGTGAACTCAAGTGAACCTTCGAGTGCACGATTTACGATATCTTTAAGTTGTCCAAATGTTAAATTGATATCGGTATCAAATGGATGAGACATATGTCCATAGGCACCACCTTCTGTAAGTAATTTAGATTCATTTATGTTTTCTTTTATTAGTTGATGTGGTGTTTTAGTGTTTGGTAAAAACATTTCAACTATTTTATTATCAATATCACTTATTAATTGTTCTATTTCATTCATAAACTTTTCTTTTTCTTGCTTTTTTAACCACAACCCAATTTCAGGTCCTTTTAAATCTTTTGGTGCATCGTTACCACTTACTGATAGTTTGAATTTTGCAAACTTATCAAGTTTTTTACCAATTCGTTTACCAAACTCTACAATATCGTTATCTTTAAGGTTTTTTACCTTATTATGTAGTTTTTTAAATTGTATAATTTTTTCTGGTGTGAAATCCTTTAATGATATTAAAAATTTGATAGCATCTCTATCAATATTACTATACTCAATTTTATTTAATATCTTTCCTACTTTACTTGGGTCATTATCTCTTAATATAAATGCAATAAATGTAAGATAGTTATTATCGTGTGGATATGGTTTACTTACTTTAAGACCTGGTAGGATTTGTTTAGTAAATCCAATCTCATCACATCTTTCTAAGTAAACTTTAGTGTTTTTTGATTGTTTGATTGCACTTCTAAACTCTCTCATTATTCTATCACCTGTAAGTTGTGATATGTTGTTATCTTTTTTAAGTGCATCTAAAGTTTCTTTATCTAATTTAGCATTCATTCGAGTTTCGAACCTTACTGCTCTTAATTTTCTTAACGGGTCCTCATCAAATCTTTCTGCTGGTTTACCAACTGTTCTGATAACTCCCTTTTTCATATCTTCTACACCACCATGAAAATCAATAATCTCTTTTTTCTCAATATCGTAGTATAAAGAGTTACAAGTTAAATCTCTTCTTTTAGAATCTGTTGAAATATCACAATAAACTACTTTATCGGGTCTCCTACCTTTACCAACATCTTGTCTGAATGTAGTTACTTCGTGGTCATTGATTGCTATACTTCCTAAATCAAGATTTGTATTTATATTGTTTGTAGAATGTTTAAAATTACCTTCTTTTGCAATCTTAATCATTTCTTCTGGTGTTGCATCTGTTGTTAAATCGAAATCTTTTGGTTTTTTACCAAGAAGTGCATCTCTAACTGCTCCACCAACCACATAAAGTTGTTTTTTATTTTTCTTAAATGCTTTTTGAAGTTTTTTGATATCAGAAGGTATGGTTAAATTGAACTTTGTTCTTGTTCCTTTGTTTTCATCTAATCCACTTCTATCATGTTTTGAGAATTTACCTAATTTATCGAAAGCTCTGAATGATTTAACTTTATCTGCCTTCTTTGGTCTCATTACAGATAGTTGTTTATACTTCATATGGTTTTTAACAATATAAAATACATTTGCAGTGTTACCACCAACTGATTCTATGAACTTTTTATATTTCTTTACTAATGAAGCAGATACTTTCTCATGTCCAAAGTGTGTGATGTGTCCTTTCTTTGGGTGAATACCCGCAGTTTCATCTTTTCCTATATCATGGAACATTGCAGCAATTGCAATATCTATATCATCTTCTTTTATTGAACGATTTACAACTGTGATTGTGTGTTTAAGTACATTTCCTTCAGGATGTTTATCTGCTCTTTGACCAAAGTTCTTAAGATTGTAAACTCTCTTTTGTAAATCAGAAGGCATCTTTCTAAATAGTGATTTGAAATCTGTAATTCCTAATTCTTTTAATCCTTCTTTAACTACTTTGTCTTTTTTTAACATTTGGTGTAATTCACTACCATCTGCATCTTTACCAAATCCTTTACC